GAAGCAGAGGCTAAGTTGGACGCATTTTACACAGCGCAAGATACGAAAGCGGATAACCCTTTTACTAAACCTAAATACACCATGCCAGGTTACGAAGACTGTATGAGCGCATTAGATGACCTTAAAATATGAAAACAACCTACCCCACAGATCCAATCAAGGACGTTAAAGAATGGCAGAAGTTTATCGCTTCGCAGGTTATGACACCTGAAGAAATCTTCGAAGCCGACTTTATGAAGGCTTGGCTAAAGTTTAAAGATTCGGTTGTAAAAGCTAGGACGAAATGAATACTTTAGACGGAAACGGAAACCCATGTTTTAAGGGCGTATCTTTTGATAGCAATAGCAATGTATTAACTTTTAAAGATAGTACCGCAGAAGGCCTCGCAAGTACCTACAACAAGATGGTAACGGCCAAAGTGGAAGGTAAATATATCGGGTGGGGAGATACCCCTTCTTTTATCCACTTTAAAAGCGAAAAAGAAGCTGATACTATGATAGAAGAAATTACCTACTGGCATCAAAATAGTTCGGGAGAATTTAGTCGGTATCATTGTATGTTATTAATAGCATGCGGGGGTGTAGATAAAACTGACTTCTATTCTAAAAGATTAAGCGAAGAAGACAACGAGATTTATCTAACGCGCTTTCGTGGGATGTGGTTGCCGAAATCCAAACCCCAAGAAATACATTTTAGGTTCTTACACGACTAAGTTATGATAAAATCAACTCACGATAAATATATTCTGTTACTCTCCCATAATCCTTGTGATGTATTTTGGTATTTCGATGCTCAGGAGTTACACGGGCTAAGTAGGAAAGGTTGCCAAGAATACAACAACACTACTGAGGATGCTTACATAGCGGGGCTTTGTAACGTAGACCCAGACACGGGCGAAAGGTTTATCTTTATTAATTTAAGCCGATGTCCTGACGATACACACACAATGGGATTAGTTATGCACGAAACGATGCACCTGGCCTTTAGCTTATTTAAGAACGAAGAAGAAATAATAACATTCGCAGAAAGCGAAGCATATAAAATAGTACAAATAATCAATAACATGGAAAACGAATTGTTAAGTGACTGCTGTGGGGTTTCAAGTACCCTGCCTGAAATGGGGATATGCCCCGACTGTTTAGAACATTGCGAATTTACAACAGGAGAATGAACTACACCCCATCTTCTAAACAAGAGAAACGAATAACGATAGTAATTTGTTTACTCGCTATCCTTTTATCTATTTTTTTCTTTACTAACCTTTCAATTTTAATAGCATGAAGCATACACACACATCAAGACTTTTAGACTATCTAAAAACCCACAAGAAGATAACCTCCTTAGAAGCTATCCGCGACTTAGGTAATACCAGGCTCGCAGATTCAGTCTTTAGACTAAAGAAAGACGGGCACTTCTTCTCTACTAAGAACGTCCAAGTACCTAACCGATATGGAAGTACTACAAAGGTTGCGGAATATACCTTGTTAGGATGACGCACGGATCACTCTTTAGCGGAATAGGTGGGTTTGATTTAGCTGCCGAATGGATGCAGTGGGAAAATGTCTTTCATTGTGAACGCGAACCCTTCCCGCAGAAAGTATTAAAACACCACTTCCCAAATTCAAAACTATATGAAGATATTAAAACCTTTGACGCGACAGCTTACGCTGGACGAATTGATATCCTCACAGGGGGATTCCCTTGTCAACCCTTTAGCGCAGCAGGACTTAGAAAAGGAACGGAAGACGAACGCCACCTATGGCCTGAAATGCTTAGAATCATTCGAGAAGTTTCCCCGCGCTACGTTGTGGGCGAAAACGTTCGCGGACTTCTTAATTGGTCAGGGGGATTGGTATTCGAAGAAGTGTGTATTGACTTGGAAAATGAAGGCTACGAAGTCACACCGTATCTTCTTCCAGCTTGCGGTAAAAACGCTCCCCACCGAAGGGATAGAATATGGTTTGTTGCAAAACTCAATGTTACCGACACCGAGAACTGCGGACGTAGAAGGGGGAGCAGTGAAGGATGTAAAGAAAAGCCCGACAGGATACTATCGAGAAAACAAAAAAGGGGAACGATGGGGTGTGAAATTGAGGGATGTAGTAGAAGGGGGTCTACTACCGACACCGACAGTAAGTTGTTGGAATACGGGAACAGAGAAGGAAAGACCAGCCAACGAACCATCACGGCGAAGCGAATTAAATCATTTGATGTCGCAGGAGAATGGGAAGAGTTCCCGACTAAACCCCCTCTTTGTGGAGGAGATGATGGGCTTCCCAAAGAATTGGACGGTATTACCTTTCCAAAGTGGAGAAACGAAAGTATCAAAGCCTACGGAAACGCTATAGTTCCACAAGTAGCACACGAAATCTTTAAAGCTATACAGAAAATGGAAGATACTTTCGTATATTAGCACCGTTGATTGTTATATTTATGTTGATTGCCCCCCCATTTCTTCTCTGGTCATTGGAAGTTGGGGGGTTTTCAATGCCCTAAATACCCCTATAAACCCTCAAAAAAAAAATAAACTTTAAAAATAATACAAATAAAGTATTGTTTTTTATAAAGTATGTTGTATCTTTGGGGTATAATAAAACCAAAAAACAATCATTATGACTACTCAATTTAAAAATCAAGTATCAAACGAAGTTCTTACAACAATCGATGCATTAAAGTTATATGCAATTGAAGATGTTACATTATTAAAATCGGAAGGTGCAATGTCAATTTGTAACACGGAACACGGAACGATTCATTTAACATTTAAAAACAATGTTTTTTCTTGTTTTTCATCAACTGGGTATAATGGTTACACGGAACATTTATTAGTGAACGGAACGGAAATCCAAATAATCACTTTGTTAATGTGTAGTTACACAATCGAAGCATAAAAAACCAAGGGGGTGGAATTCCCCGCACCAATACTTATAAGTTCCTATAATACCGAAGTCGGTTTGGGTTTAGGCTTCCCCAAAGGCATCAAGCAGTTGATAGCCGTATGCCCCCCCAGTACAACACCGCATCCTATAGCTTGCTTCTTGAAGTTCTTTGCATAGGCCGCCGCATAAGTGTCAGCATCGACACCGCAACCTACCTGCATAGCAAAGACACGATACTTCTTCCCAACGAACCACTCTACCCCACAACTTGTATGAGTGTGACCGCAAACGGAACTCATCATATTGTTTTTTGCTTTAGTCTTGGCTTGCCCCCCTTCTCCATGCTCGTATAAGACATCGTCAAAAACGATACTTTCGCACCAATTCCAATTCGTGCCGAGAACCTCGTTGTATGACTTTATCCACTCCTTAGGGATCGCAGAGCTAAACGCTTTCCGCATTATAATTCTATCGTGATTGCCTATCAGGACAGTAGCTTTTGGAAAAGCCTTCGACCACTTCGCAACCTTCTTAATAGCTAAATCAAGTTCATCCCCACCCCCCATCCCATTCGGGTCAGATTCATGGTATGAAGAATAATGATTATCGATAATATCCCCGATAAAAATAACTTGGTTACAATTCCACTTCGCATAGATGTCTTTGCAGAAATCGAGATACCCCGTTAGTGTGAAGGGTAGATGTAAATCGCCTATTATAAGACAACGCTTCTCCTTTTTCGTGAGATGCTGAAAAGCCTTTAGCTTGTTTCCTTTTAACCTGGGCCTAACGTCTTTCAAAGAATGATAAGCAAAGTGGAACAATACCCACAACACACAACACCACCCCGTTCCATTCTATTTCCCCGTCCATCGATGCCAGTGCATAGGTTACAATTAACCCTCCTACAGTCCTTTTAGCGGACCATTTACGCAAGCCTCCTTTATCCCGAAAGATTTCAGTTACATCTAACTTAGCAAGAAGGCTGACGGGTTTCTTCATCTATTACGACCGAAGACTACTGCATTAAGGATCCTCTTTATGATATCTAAATACCCATCGTCTTTAGTCGTTTCCGTTAAAGCGGTGTAACTACCTAAAAAAGTAATAAGGGCAAGTAATAACTCTACCCAGTTTGCTGTTAAAAAGTCCATGTTATCTATTTATTAAATCGCCAAACTTGTCACGCATATTAAAAGACGGACACGCCTTAGCTTTGTTATGGTCATTATGACCTGTTAATTTTAATTCTCCAAATATAACCTCTAAAATTTTAAACAATTCACGGAAAGAAGATATTTGTTCTTTCGTCATAGTATCCTTAGGGACTAAAGTAGTCTTAGATTTAGGCTTTTCCTTGTCTAAAGACTTCTTAACCTTCTTCACTACGCCCCCGCAATATGCCACCCCGATACTTCCGTAATTGTTTCCCCATGTATGAGCACCAATTTTGTCTATATCCCTTCCTTTTTCTATTGTACCGTCTTGATGAATTATAAAGTGATAACCTATATCTGCCCACCCCCGTTCTATTACGTGCCATCCTCGAATCTCTTTAACGGTTAAAACCCTATCAGCAGGGGTAGCTGTGCAATGAAGTACAACGGATTTAATCTCTCTCATTTTCTATTCTTTCGGTGAGTAATTATTCCTTCCACGTTAAGCCATATCAGAGTGATACCACCTATTGCTCCAATTATTAAAGTTAAATTTTCGCTAATCATTCCGTAAGCCCAACCCGTCCACAAAAAATTCATACTTATAAGTTTCCCGCTTTCCATTAGACAGTAATTGTGTAGTACGTAGTGTATATTGTCATATCCCACCCGCCGTTGAAAATATCGCTACACCATACCTGCAGTTTTTTGTTTTCTGCTGAAGCGGGATATACATTCCCGAAGGCATTTGCAAACGGGGCAGCTAACAACGTTCGAGAGCCTGAAGAAATACCGTTCATAAAATCGCGGATTCCGTTGAAATAGTCACCAGTAGCAGAAGTGTTAGCATCCCACCCTATACGCAAATCATCCGAAGACGATTCGTTAGGGGAAGCCCAATTAGCCACGATGGTGATATTTACGGGAACGATAATCTTTCCAACTATATTTTCTACCAAAGTTATCGGGGTATTGTTATACTTCATAGTTAAGACTGCTGCATTATTTACAACGGTTTCAACTTGCGTCATAATCCCACCCCCCGAAGTTAAGTCAGCTACGGTTATCTTCTTTGTTTCCGCAGTTCCCGACACATCCACAATTGCCAGGACATCGCTGTCGGCTGGGGTTGTTAAAGCTGTGAGTTCTGTTATCTTCTTGTTTGCCATCTATAAACTTTTTTAGTTTCTCCTCATTCTGTAATGAAGGAGCGTATCTTTTTCTATTTACCATTTAATTCCTGCACCTGTTAAGAACGCCTGAAAACGTAAGTCCGTACCCCCGAAGTCTAAATTCATTCCTTGGGTGTAGTTGTTTTGTGTAGGGTTTAAATCAGCACCCGTATTCGAAGTGTATTCAGGAAACAAAGCAGAGTTATTACAAATGTAATCTATCAACCTTTCACGATAGAACGTGGCCATATCTAGGGCCTGATCCATTAACGGTTTTAAATCGTCATAGGTAGCCGCAGAACTTTGTTCGGAGTTCATTACTACAACCGCATTGTTTACGAATCTAAGGCGTAGGAAAGGCACTAACTGAACGAAGGAATACTGAACGGTGGATGGGATAATATACTCGTTTAAAAGCGTTTCATAATCCCCCGTTACCGTTCCTGCATCTATGTCGGCAGAAAGTTTATCGTAAAGTTTTGTTCCCAGTACGGGAAGTATCCAACGTTGTTGCGCCATATAAACATACGGACGTATTAAATCATCATCTACCGAACCACCTATTGCGGTGTCGCGCTTTAATCGGTTTGCGGAAACGAATAGGGCTTGGCTCATTTTTTATTAATTATAGTATCCACTATTAGGCATATCTCTAGGGCGTTGTGCTACTTTCCTATCATTGACAGGAAGCCTGACCGCATCGCGTTCGTCAGGGGGTAGCGCAGTTATTAACCTACGTGCTTCATTTACGGAAATCTTCTTGTTGTTCTTCTGTAGGTAGGTTACTCTTTCAAACCAATGGTAGCAGTTAGGACCGCCCTTATACAACCATATGTCATACGTTGCACCCCCATCAATTCCGAAGCCTGGGTTAGCCCCAAAACCCCGAACGATATTCTCTTTCGTGTACACTAACCCTGCCCCAATCATATCAGAACAAAAGTCTCTTTGTGGTTTGTGGGTGTTTCGGTCAGGGGCGTATCTATAGCGTACTTTTATAAGTTCGTTATCTTGTTCACTTTTACCCTTCCCATCGTTACCCGTACTTCTGATAACTGAAGCGAAGCTAAATAGGGCGTCCATTACGGGTTCAGAATGTTCGTCTGCTTTACGTTCGTCTATTAATTCGTAACCTTTAAGTATATCGTCTTCGTTTTCACCTAATTCAATGAGTGCAGAAGACACCCTTAATTGATCCTTGTGGGAAAATTCTTCCGTATTCAACCCCTCCTTTTCTTGCTCCCCTTCGTCTAAAGTTTCAACAACATCTAAATCTAAGAAGTCGGCAGGCTTTGAAGTGATAAAGTAAATATCTAATTCAATATCGTTAATAGCAAATAACTTGCTTAACGCTTTTAATAGAATATCTTGAAAGGGTGCGATAACAGTGTTATTGAATAGGCTGTATGAATCACGCAATTCATCTGCGTTACTTCCAAATCCACCCCCTTCGGTTCTTACCCCAAACATCAAAGGAGAAACAACCCTATGACCCGTTAAGATTTTTTCGCTTACCGTCTTAGATAAGAACTCGTACATAGTGTCTGCCCCGTTGGTTTCGATAGGTGTAAATTCAGGCGCGGTTTCATCTCCATCATTAAACGTAATAAGAATCCTTCCTGCGTTATCCGACCCCGTAAATTTATCTATAACCTTTCTTTCTATGTGTATCCTTTCTTGCTCGGTCGGTACGCCATTTTTGAAAGATAGAAGCATAGAAGGAAAGAACCCCCTACGTATATTGTTTAAATGGAACGTAGAAACCTCCCTATCTAACTCAATGTAATTTGTAGAGCCTACGTAGTCAGGAACTGCGTAGAAATGCTGTGCTACAGAGTAGCGTTTTATCTGAAAGCACGTAGAAGCCTCAGTACGGTCATCCATAGAGAAGGCGTTTAAGACCTTTTCTTTATCTCGCTTATCATTCCAGTCATACTTATAGAAATAATGGCTCACAACGCCCTCAGAATCGGCTACACCGCTACGCATCGTGTGAACAGGCAGGTGCTTTATTGCCCCTATGCGAGTTCTTGCGTTATTCCAAATAACATTCAAGTAAACCATACCATACAACTTGATGTCGAAAGCCATCTTTTGTAGTAGGCTTTCATCGCTATTGTTTAGTATCTCCTGTAGGCGTATCCATTGTTCCTTCTTTTGGTCGCTTTCTTCTCTATCGGTAGCGTCTAAACCGCCTCCGTAAATCATATCGGACACCCCGTTAACGATTGCGCCGTGCGTACTACTTGAAAGGAATAAATCCCGTAAGTATTCGCCGTATAAATTATCGACACCATAATCTACCCAGTCTTGCCCTTGCTTTTCAGCGAATAAAGGTATTTCGGTCGAGCCGTAATTTAATACGGAAAAGTTTTGTTTCTTCATTTGGAATAAACGTATTGTGTTAACGTAGGATCGTATTCTTTGAATCCGTCTGTAAGTTCTTGCATATTACCACTAAAATCACGAACGAAGGCAAATCCATTCTCTAAAAGTCCAGTAGCTATAGTAGGGTCTAAGTTTGTGGAGCTTGTTTGCTCGTAGATTTTAAACTCATAG